CTGGCAAATCCAGCAGTGTTGGCAGCAGCAGCAGTGAAGCCGCCACCGGTCACATCCTCGAAATCGCCCGACGTAGTGGTGTTGCTGTGCTGCACCTTGGCAGTCAGCGTCACACCGCTACCAGCGGCAGCGTGAGCCAGGGTGAACACCACATCGCCCTCATACGACAGCAGATCGGTGGTCGCCACGTTGCCGGCGCCAGTGCTGGCAACAACAGCAGGAGTGTGGAGCTGAAGACCGGTGGTCTTCCCGCCCAAGTTCTGAATGGTCATGACTGGTCCTCAGTGGAAGGTTGAACAACTGACTTGCCGCGACCCTTGACGGGTGCAGGAGCCGCAACAGGAATAGGAGCTGGCGCCTCAGCTGGCGTCGCCAGCTTCATGCTCACCAGCAGCTTTGCATCAGTGCTGCTGACCTCGATGGGAGCCTCGCCAGGCTGGTGAGGCTCGCCCGCGATCATGCACGCTGTATGCAGGATCACGTAGGCCATCAGGAGCCCTTCGAGAACGACGCAGCGCGACGGCACACCCAGTCGATGTCCTGCATCACTGTGTAGATCACCTGACCCTTAGCAGACTGGGTGTAGGGATCAACGACGATATCCAGTCCACTCCATGTCGCCAGGATCAGATCAGAAAATACGCCGTAAAATACGTCGTTGGTTTGCACCTGGTTCGACATGATCACCGGATAGCGGCCGATGTTGCCGGCGTCGTTGATGATGTAGTCAGAACCGGCGGCAGATGCGCGCAGGGTCTGCTCACAGCCCGACATCGTAATGCCGTTCATCACATAGCGGCTGTTCGCCACATTGACGTTGGCGGCATACGCAGAACCGCGCAGGTTCACGTAATCGGCCCAGTCGCCAGTGTCGTGAGTGCCACCGCCAAGGCTGGTGGGATAGGCAAGCGATGCACCACCACCCAGGGTGACAGAACCAATGCCGGTGACATTGCTGAGGCCGAGCGGCTGGCCGTTGCTGCCAGAGCCGTACAGACCAGCAGCATCAACGCCGAGGCCCAGAGTCTCGGCCATGTCGGACCGGATCAGGGTGTCTATGTCGGGTGTGGTCTGAATCAGTGCGCGGCGGCTCACCGGCACACGCACGCCGATGGTCTTCGGAGTGCTGGAGATCAGGCCGAAGGTGGCCTCAGATGCGGTCAGATCCACATCCTCGCCGACCCAGTAATGCTGGCTCGCGGCCGTCTTCCGCGGGATGTCAACATTGCCGGTCAGACCGGTAATCATCGTGATGCCAGATTGCATCAGCGCAGATTGATTGCGCAGCAGGTCGATAAAGCTGCCGGCCAGCAGTTCGGTGCCAACGAGAGCGCCGCCCTGGCTGAAGTTGCCAACAGTCTGACCACGCTTGGCGACCATCCAATCGAACGGCACCAGGGCGCCATTAGCGCTGCGGCCCTCATGCTGCTCAGTGGCGCGGCTCACCTCCAGCTCAAAGCCGGCGGCATCACGAGCCGCAGCATTGGTCGGATCGGCCAGATAACGCATCAGCTTGGTGATGCTGTAGCGGCTCAGATCGCGCTGGTCAAGCCCCACCAGAGCGTCAGACTCAACGTGCAGGCCGCCGGACTGCAGCTCACGCGAGCGCTTGCCCAGCTTGTCCAGCACAGCGGCGCGGGCCTCATCAATCGAACGGCCACCGCTGATCAGATCAGAGGCAAGATCGGTCATGCCGTGCTTCTCGCACAGGTTGTTGATGCCGGTGATGCGGTCGCGCTCAGCCGTTGCGGCCTCGGACCGAATCACCTCAGGATCGGGGTGGTTCATGGTTTGCTCCATCGTCTCAGGCTGAGCCGATTGTTCCTTGATCATAATAGGTTCCATGGGTGTTGATACCTCAAGAGAACGTCCCAAGCCGACGCTGTCGTCAGCTGGGATACTCACCAGACTGACCTCCAGAGGGGTCCATTTGGTGACCAGCACTTCTCCATTGCCGCGATCAACTGCCTCGTTGATCTCATAGGCGAAGCTCACTTTGCTGAGAATCCCATCCTCAACGTCCTGCCGTTTCTCAACCGCTGCAGCATTACGCGCCCAGCGGATGCCAGTCTTGCCGCGACGGTCGCTGTCGATTGATGCCTTCTCAACGACGCCTAGCACAACGTCGCGGTCGTGATTCCACAGGAAGGGAGCACCAGAGTTCAGCCGACTCAGATCAGCGGCGCCCTGTTCGTGGCTGAGCACTTCGCGGCCAAACCAACGATCGACAGGCTGTTCACTGCTAAAGCTGAACTCCATCCGATCAGCGTCAGCTGGTAGCGCTGAAAGGTTGGCGGTTAGTTCGCGCTTCTGAATCACACCATCACGGAACCTTTCACGCAGGTCTAGACCGCGCAACGTGCGCCCTTCGATCTCACCGTCAGATGGTGACTGATCTTGTGCGGTCAGTTTCGACTCTGGGATGATCCAAAACTTGCAGACACCTTCAGGCGCAATCTCGCCCTCTACGATCTCGCACGCCACAGGCCCGGCATAGAACGCGCAGTTCGCGCACTTCATGCCCTGCGATGCAAACGGGCTTTCAGGCATGTAATGCGCACCGTGCGCGCCAGTGCCTTGATTGAACGCGCCAAGCTCATCCGCGATCTCCTCCAGCGCTTCGTAGATCGCAGCCTGCCCGGCTGACATCTCAGCGGTCAGCTCACGCTTAGCCTTCTGGCCTGTTGCCTCCTCAAACTCAATGGCGGTGTGATCGTGATCGGTGAGCCACTGCCGCGCCTCTGCTGGCGTGAATCGCTCGGCATCAAACCGCACAGCCTGCAGCTCAACCACCTCCTCACCATCAGACGACTTAACGCCATAGATGAAGTCAACACCTGGCCCGCCTTCATCGTTGACGCGACGAAAACGCTCATACTGCGCCGGATCCCTCAGCCGCGCAGCGTGCTCATTTGGATAAGGCCGTTGTTCGTCAGTCATCGCGACAGTTTGCTCTGTGTCAATGCTACGGCCATCTTCTGCCTTGATTGCCCTTGCCTTGGCTGTTGACCATCTTTGGCCGGCATCGCCTCCCCACGCAGCCCACGCCACACGACCAGGCGAAGGGTAGCCATCTTCTCCAGGGCTGAACCCTTGCCCTTGCTTGTCCACTTCATGCCGCGCAAACCATGCGGCCATCGTGATCACAACATCCTCTGACAGTGCATCGCCTGACAGAATCTGCGTTGCACGTCGCGCTGCTACAGCAGTACCGCCACGGCGACCCTCTGCCTTCCAGTCGCGGTAACGCTGCGCTTCCTCGCGCATCCCATCCGTTGGCATCAAATCAGGCATCAGGATCACCTCCGCTGACGATCTCGGCAGCTGTCATTGTCACACCATACTGTGACTCTAGCTGTTTCTCCATTGCCTTGTCTCTCAAAATCTGCTCATAATCGCGCCCCAGCGATGCGCAAATCTTCAGCTTGCTATTGTATCCCTGCTGTTCTTCAATCACATTAGCCTCAGCTTCTTTCTTTGGATCAACCCATGCCCATCCACGCGCTTGCCAGTTGACCGCATCAAAATAGCGATCAGGTCTCACCTCAAAATCTGGAATCCGCACAGCGCCAGCCAATACAGCAAGCGGCAACCATTCCTCAAACACTCTCTGGTGCAGCTGCTCAATCAGAACTTCCTGCAGCACGCGCCAGTGGTCCTGATCCTGCAGATACTCCTGCCGCTGACTTGAATAGCTGGCTTGGCTTGCGTCACGGCTGATCGCCGCGTAGCTGATGCCAACACCAGCGGCCATGCGGCGCACCTTCTGCCGAACGAACATGTCAAGCTGCGCATCAGGCGCGTTCATCTGCGGAATATCTACACTCTCACCGGGCCGCAGATACTTAAAAACGCCAGGCTCAAAGTCACTCACGCGCTGGCCATCTTGCACGTCATCGCCGAGCAATTCACCCTCGGGACTTGTGATAAAGCCCATCTGACTAGCAGCAGCACGGGCGCGTATCACAGCCGCCTCCTCATATCCGTCCAACTGATGGGCATCTGTCATCACCGGCGCGAAGATCGGCACGCCTCTTGTCTGCCCAGGTCGGTCGGCAAGGTAACCATGGATCATATCTGCGGCCGGAATGATCTCATGGCGACGTTGGCCAATACTCAGCCCAGTTGTCAGATAATCGCCCGGATGTGATGTCAACACCGCATAATTGACAGCACGCCCCCAGCGGTCAATCTCAATGCCCATGCGCCAGCGGTTGCTAGGAGACTGCAGCGCACCTTGATAATCAAGGTCCAACTGATCCGCTTCAATTGCCTCCAGCGCGATCGGAATACGATTGCCGCGACCGAACGGTTGCCGCACAATCCGAATCAAATACTCACCAGCATCAGCCCAGCTACCGGCCGCCATTCGTTGGAATCCAACAAACGACATCTGGCCGCGCACATCACAAACATCAGCGCGACACCATCGACGCCATGCAATCTCAACCTCATTGTTTACGCGTTCATCCATTCCGCCACCACGTAGCCGCGGAACACGCATCTGCAACACCATGCCATGCGGTCCGACGACATTCGTATAAATCAGTCGCTTGATCTGCGCGAAGTATGGCGTATCGCGCAGCATCTGACGGCTGCGATCACGCAACCGTGGCAAACTGCCCTGAATCTCAGCGTCGGCACTTGTGCCGGCCGTGATCCAATCAGACGTCAGACGACCACCGCGAGCGCCTGCATACTGCCTTGACTGCGCCTTGCCAAAGCCGAGGAATCCCTTAATCCGTTGCCGCAGTCCCATTAGCTGAACCTCACAAACAGGTTGTAGGGATTGCCGCGGCCGTTCGCAATGCTCTCAGCTGCTTCCTCTCTCACCACATCAGCCTTCAACTTTGCCTCAAGCTGCAGCAGTTCGCTTAGGTCATACTTCTTCAGGCTACGCGTACCGATGCGATACTCCTGCACTGCTCCGCCGGTCATCAGAGCACGGATCGCAGCCTGACACGCTTCTAGGTCTTTCCGCGCTTGGCTCCTGCCGTCAACCGCACTAGGCGTGCCGGTGTAAAACAAGTTCGGCTCAACCTCAAAGCTGCCAGATCCGAGCGTATACTTCTCGGCTCCCTTGCTCGCTACCGCCTGCCAGTAGCCCACGTCATCATCGTGGAAGCCGCCGGTCGTAGCAGCGCTCAGCGCGAACTCCCACCCGTCACCATACGCCGTGCCAACCGCCGTAGCGCCATGGTTGTTGCGGTTGAACCGGATGTAATACGTCAGCACCCACCCGCTGCCGCTGCTAATCGGATTGCCAAACGGATCAGCCGCAGCGTCATCACGCCACTTGACCGTATCGCCGACCCTGATCACCTCTGGGATGTTCACGCTCTCACCAGGATGTTGTGAAGTTGCGCCGTGGCGCGGGTTGCCTTGATCTTAGCGCTGGTCTCGCCTCTCGCTTCGCCTCTCGCTGCTCACCGTCAGCGTCAGCAACAGCAGATGGCAGTTCAGGTTTCTTCAGCCGATCCTCCATCTGCTGCCAATACGTCTCTGCGTTGTATCGCCGGCGATGCAACAGCAGTACCGCATACGCATATACCAAACAGTCAAGCTGCTCATTCCTCTTGCCAGCAGGGCAGAACCACTCACGCACAAGACCACCCTGTCGGTCATGTCGCGTTCTCATCTTCTCAGCAGTCAGCTGCGCAAAAAACGTCTCATCAGCGGCCTCGCCGAACCTAAACGATCCAGGTCCGTCCTTCTGATGCCGCAACCTTCCCATCAACGTAGTCTTCGCTGTGTCTGTCCCGATCTGATACAACGTCACACCACGCTTGATAGTTCGGCCGGCAGCGTTCACATCTTGCTTGGATCCTTTGCCAATCACAGCCACACCACGACGACTTGACCCCTTCAATGCAACGACACCCTCGCTTGCATGTTCTCGACAATATCTATACACCTCATGCGTACAATGACCACCTGAGTCAATCCCAACCATCACAACCGGAACCACAGTCCCATCCGCTCGCCGCCACTCGCTACGCCTCACCGTATCCAGCTGCTGCCATACCTCAGGCGCCGTCGGATCACCCATTATCTCAGCTTGCCATACCAGCGCCGCACTCTCGCCTACATCCCATGACCACAACGCGAGCGCTAGTCGATTGTCCTGCACATCAACGCCCATCGTCAGCACAACACCAGCTGGCACAACACCAGGTGCATAATCCTCACGACGCGCCATCAAACCCTCAGCGCTCATCGCCGCCGCGTAATCCTCCTCAAATGTCTCGCCCAGTGTTGTATTGATAAACGTCTGCAGCTGTATTCGATTACCTCTGACCTCCAGAAACTCACGCGCCAGATCAGCCCAGCTAGCGTTAGGACTGTAGCTATACGCTGCCCAAATGTGATACCCAATCAGACCAGGCTTGATTGATGTCGCAGTTGCACGCCATTGCCCGCGCTCTACCATCTCACGCTTGCGCACGTGCTCAATTAAATCCTTGCAGTTCTCGCACTCATACCTCGTATTCTCGGGTTGCCCCTCTTTGTACCCTACAAACTGCTGCCAACGGAAATACTGCATGTGCCCGCAATGCGGACACGGCACGAAATACCGACGTTGATCCGTCTTCTCAAACCACGATTCAATCCTGCTCAGCCCC